TTTTCGATGATATTGGCAATCAATGCAATGTCGTAGCGAAAAGTGAAGTGGACTATGATGAGCAAGCCTATCGCATCACGTTCAAAGACGGAGAAATCATCGAAGCGGGAGAAAATCATGAGTGGTATGGTGAATGGCGCTCAAACAATAAGCTTAAAAGTGGCATCGTAAATACTGACTGGCTTTATCGCCGTTCACAGGCACGTAGTCGCAAAAATTCAATGGACTTTAGGATACCAGTCAATGGTTCAATCGAAACCCCACCTGCTGATTTGCCTGTTGCACCATACCTGATGGGATATTGGCTCGGAAATGGCAGTGCTACTGAGGCCAGAATTACAATTCAGACTTGTGACGTAACCGAGGTTATTGCTAAAATCGAACCACACCACAAAATAACTCGGATGTGGGATAACGTGGGTGACAGTAAACACATTTATATATCGGATTTAAAGCCATTGAAGTTGAAATCATTTCACGACAAAGTAATCCCACCTGAATACCTCCGAGCAAGCCGCGAACAGCGGCTTTTATTATTACAGGGGCTCATGGACTCGGATGGCTGTATCAGTGACCGAAAGGGCCAGGGAATATATTGTTCAACTGAAAAGCCCCTTGCAGAGAGTGTAAGTGAGTTGCTTTGGTCACTCGGCATTAAGAATTCAGTTACCTTTGCCGATTGCACACAACGGTCTGACTGGGCAAAGCGAAGTGTGGAATGCGGTCGAGTTCCGACTGGCGAAATCATGTACACGGTTAAATTTACAGTATTTGATGACATTGAGGTTGCTGGGCTTAAGCGAAAACAATGCCGTTCGGTCCTTCGCAAACCCAATACACGAAGTCACTACCGCTACATCGACAAGATTGAGCCCATCCCCAATCGCGGGATGCAGTGTATCCAAGTAGACAGCGCGTCTCATCAATATTTGGTGGGGCGTTCTTTTTTACCCACGCACAATAGCGAACTTGCCGCGGCTATCGCCCTTTACCTTCTGTTTGCTGATGGTGAGGCCGGGGCCGAGGTTTACTCTTGCGCCGCAGATATCAACCAGGCGAGCATTGTATTTAACACCGCCAAAGCTATGGTGGAACAATGCGGTGACTTGCGAAAACTCAGCAAACTTGTGCCATCCACCAAGCGGATCATCTTTCCTCACATGAACAGCTTCTACCGGGTGTTGTCATCTGAAACGAAGTCCAAGCAGGGATTCAATGTATCTGGTCTCATCTTTGACGAGTTGTTCGCCCAACAGACCCGCGAGTTATTTGACACAATGACCAAGTATACCGGTGACGCCAGACGACAACCACTGAACTTTCTGATCACCACGGCGGGGCGTGACAAGACCTCGATTTGCTATGAAATTCATTGCAAGGCAAAAGCTATTCTGGACGGCTCGAAGATAGACCCTGCCTTCTACCCTGCTGTCTTCGGAATTGATGAGGAAGATGATTGGCAAGACGAGCGCGTTTGGCGTCGTGTGAACCCATCCATTGGCGTAACGATACCTTTTGAAGCAGTGCAAGCCGCCTTCGAGCAGGCAAAACAGAATCCTGCAGAAGAGATGCATTTTCGGCAGTTTCGCTTGAACGAATGGTGCAATGCCGATATCCGCTGGATGCCGATGGATAAATGGGACGCCTGTGGCGAGGAGCTACAACCCGAGGACTACGAAGGGCGTGATTGCTACTGCGGGCTGGATTTGTCTTCCACTGGCGACCTGACCGCTCTTGTTTTAGTGTTTCCGCCCATGGCTGGCGACACAAAGTACACAATCCTGCCATTCTTCTGGCTGCCAGAGGATGTCATTGATCTTCGCACCCGTCGTGACCACGTCCCTTATGCCGTGTGGAAGAAGATGGGGGTATTCAATACCACCGAAGGCAATGTCGTGGATTATGACTATATCGTAGCATTCATCGCCAAATTGTCAGAACGATTCCGAATCCGTGAAATTGCTTATGACCGCTTTGGTGCGGAGAAAATACGTCGTGATCTTGAGGAGCTGGGTGCGGAACATGGATTTGTCGTTTTCCCGTTTGGACAGGGGTTTATCAGCATGTCTCCACCAAGCAAGGATTTGTTTCAGTTTGTGATGGAAGGCCGAATTCGACACGGCCACCACCCTGTCCTCGATTGGAACATGGCAAACGTCATCATTGATCAGGATGCGGCGGGTAACATCAAGCCAAACAAGAAGAAATCCACTGAAAAGATTGACGGTGTGGTCGCTCTGGTCATGGGAATCGCGAGAGCCACGATCGGCGGAAACAGAGAATCCGAGAGTATCTATGACCATAGGGGCCTATTGGTTCTGTAGACTCAGAACATAAAAAAGGGAGTCGGATTCAACCAACTCCCTCTGATGCTCTCCGCAGAGAGTCATCTTATGTCATGCAAATTGTACCATCAATTTTTACCGAGAGGTATATGTAAATATGTCATTGATAGAACGATTTATCAAAGCCCGCGACAAACCTCAAAACTCACTTCTGGGCAGCACCTACAGTTTCTTCTTCGGCAGCACACCCAGTGGCAAGACTGTCAACGAACGAACCGCGCTCCAAACAACAGCCGTCTACGCGTGTGTCCGAATCCTGTCTGAAACGATCGCCAGTTTGCCACTGCACACTTACAGATATACCGATCGAGGAAAAGACAAGGCGTTGGATCATCCACTCTACTATCTGCTGCATAGTGAACCCAACCGAGAGATGACTTCATTTGTGTTCAGAGAAACGCTGATGAGTCATCTTTTATTATGGGGGAACGCCTACGCGCAGATCATTCGTGATGGACGAGGCCGAGTTTTGTCGCTATACCCACTGCTGCCGGACAAGATGCTGGTGGATCGATCAACGACAGGCGAGATCACCTATCACTACCAGACCGACCGAGGTATGTATGTGCTCAGAAGTGATGAGGTGCTGCACATCCCAGGGCTTGGCTTTGATGGCCTGATCGGTTACTCGCCGATCGCGATGGCCAAGAATTCCATCGGCATGTCGATAGCTGCTGAAGAATATGGCGCTGTATTTTTCTCAAACGGAGCCAATCCGGGCGGTGTCCTGGAACATCCTGGGATCGTCAAAGACCCTAAGCGGCTCCGAGATAGCTGGAATGCGGTCTATCAGGGTAGTGGTAATGCACACCGGATCGCTGTTTTGGAAGAAGGCGTCAAATTCTCCCCGATCGGAATCCCGCCTGACCAGGCACAGTTCTTGGAAACCAGGAAATATCAGACCGAAGAGATCTGCCGTATTTTCCGCGTCCCCCCTCACCTGGTAGCAAGCCTCGACCGAGCCACGTTCTCCAATATCGAACATCAATCGATTAGCTTCATCGACAACACAATCGTTCCATGGGTCACGAGAATTGAACAATCATTGCAAAAGTCACTTCTATTGCAGAGTGAAAAATCTCAGTTGCAGATCAAGTTCAATTTGAATGGGAGGTTGCGAGGCGACGCGGCATCACGAGCGGCTTTCTATCAGATCATGCGACAAAACGGGGTCATGTCGGCGAATGACATAAGGTCACTAGAGGAAATGAACCTGATCCCCGAAGACCAAGGTGGTTCGAAGTACCTGGTGAACGGAAATTTCGTTGATATGGCATCCGCAGGGATCTGGACTCAGAAATATCAGTCGGCAGATAGCAGTGAATCAAAAAAATATCGAAGGAGGAAACAAATCTATATGAGTAATCTCAAAAAAGGGGTTGATTTTTATTAACAGGTTTTGGAACTGGATCAAGAACGAAAACGGCCGAACCTTGCACCTTGAAGGTCCCATTGCTGAAGAAAGTTGGTATGGAGATGAGGTCACACCCAAGCAGTTTAAATCCGAGCTGATGAATGAAACTGGTGACATCACCATCTGGGTCAATAGCCCGGGCGGTGATGTGTTTGCAGCCGCTCAGATTTACAACTTGCTCATGGACTACCCTGGCAAAGTCACGATCAAAATAGATGGCATTGCAGCCAGCGCCGCATCCGTGATCGCCATGGCCGGAGGCGAGGTCCTGATGTCACCGGTCAGTATGCTCATGATCCATAACCCGATGACCATTGCATTTGGTGACACCGTGGAAATGGAAAAAGCAATCGCGATGCTCAGTGAGGTCAAGGAATCGATCATCAACGCCTATGAGCTGAAAACAGGCATGTCCCGCGCAAAAATTTCAAGACTTATGGACAACGAGAGCTGGATGAATGCGCGAAAAGCAGTTGAGTTAGGTTTTGCTGATGGGATTCTTTTCACAGATGCTCAGAACGCACCTGAAAGCGAGGGCATCATTTTCAGCAACCTCACCGTGACCAATTCGCTCATGCGAAAGCTACCCCAACGCCCCAAACCACCGGACCCTGAACCCGAAAACCCAATCCCATCCACCCCCGTAGAGTCGCTCGAGAAGCGGCTTTTTTTGATCCAGCCTTAAGGAGGGCGTAATTTTATGAACATGATTTTGGAACTTCGTGAAAAGAGAGCAAAGGCCTGGGATGCTGCCAAAGCATTTCTTGACAGCAAACGTGGCAGTGACGGGCTGATCAGCGCCGAGGACACCGCCGTCTATGACAAAATGGAAGCCGAGGTTGTCAGCCTCGGCAAGGAGATCGATCGCCTGGAACGCCAGCGGACTATGGACTTGGAACTCAATCAGCCGGTCAATAACCCGATCCGCAACATCCCGAACGGCACTGGTATGGATACCAAAACCGGTCGTGCTTCGGATGAGTACCGCTCTGCATTCTGGAAAGCCATGCGCAACAAAACCCACTTTGATGTCCAGAACGCCCTACAGGTGGGAACCGACAGCGAGGGCGGATTTCTGGTTCCGGACGAGTTTGAACGCCAGCTGATCGCGGCGCTTGAGGAACAAAACATCTTCCGCAAGCTGGCCAATGTCATCTCCACTTCGTCCGGCGATCGCAAGATCCCGGTTGTGGCCAGCAAAGGCACTGCCAGCTGGGTCGATGAGGAAGGTCTGATTCCGGATTCGGATGATGCCTTCACCCAGGTCATCATCGGGGCGTATAAGCTGGCGACCATGATCAAGGTTTCAGAAGAGCTTCTCAACGACAGTGTCTTCAACCTGGAAAGCTACATCGCTCGTGAGTTTGGTCGTCGCATCGGTACTAAAGAGGAAGAAGCCTTCTTTGTTGGTGACGGCTCCGGTAAACCGACCGGTATCTTCAACGCGACCGGCGGTGCCCAGGTCGGTGTGACTGCTGCTTCGACAACTGCGATCACCGTCGATGAAGTGATCGATCTGTACCATGCCCTGAAAGGTCCGTACCGTAAAAACGCGGTGTTTGTCCTCAACGATGCTACTGTCAAAGCGATCCGAAAGCTCAAAGATGGGCAGGGTCAGTATCTCTGGCAGCCGTCACTCTCCGCAGGTGATCCGGACACAATCCTGAACCGCCCGATTATCACTTCAGGTAATGTTCCGACCCTAGCCTCTGCTGCTAAGGTCATTGCCTTTGGTGACTTCAGCAATTACTGGATCGCCGATCGCCAGGGCAGATCGTTCCAGCGCCTGAACGAACTGTACGCCGCCAACGGCCAAGTAGGTTTCCGGGCTACACAGCGTGTCGATGGTAAGCTGATCCTGCCCGAATCGATTCAGGTCCTGCAGATGAAAGCGTGAGGTGAGTAGAAATGAGTAACGTCAAAAACTACACCGAACAAGGCGGTGACAAGACCGTCATTGGTGGCACTCTGGAAATTGCGGAGGGTGGACAGGTCCTTGGCCTGTTCACCCCTGCCGCTTTCCAGGCAGATAGTGTGGCCGCCGATGTCCCTGGGCTGGTCACTGATTTCAATGCAC